CTGTAGGGCTTTTCAGCAGGTCAGTTGTAGTTCCCCATATCTTTCCTTCCTTCATGTTATGTCCACCAATTCACAGACACCACCAGTACAAGCTAGCTCTTGTGATCCTGTGGTGTTATCTTCTTCCTCAAAGTCTTTTAACTGTGTCCAATCAATAGCCTTCTTTGGCATCAGCTTCTTAACCTTTCCATATTCTTCTTTGGAGATCTCCTGATAAGGAGCTTGCTTATAGGTGTGATCTGAATAGGGAAGGAAGGACACACCCGACAAGTGATCGAAGTTCTTCCAGCACCAAGACCCAACCTCTACCCATTCATTCTCCTTAACAGATATAGTTACACTTGGCTTGTGTTCACACCAAGCTTTAGCATATGTCTTCCATATTTCCAGTTGCTCCACAGCATTCAAATCATTTCTAAATTTAGATTTAGGATCTGCCGCAATGGGAAAAGAAAAGACTGTGGTATGCTCTGGATTCATTACGTCAGGCTCATTGGGAATGCCATGTTCCTTCATGAAAATCGTAAGAGGATCTCTAACGTCTGCTCTGACAGTACGAATATAATAAGGAGCATGTCGTGTGTGTATACCACTGGCACTATCTACCAACTGAGATACAGTACCAGAAGGTTTGACACAGGTGATGGCAGTCGATGGATTGATACCGAGCTTCTCACTCCACTTTTTATTCGTAGATATAGCAGTATTACGTAGATAACTTAATGTATCATCCAAGTAAGGAATCTTTGCAGAGTAGTTCAGACGTTGGAAGGAACTATTGAGCAGCTTGCAGTCCATGATCCCTGTTAGAGACACACCAAGTAGACGTTCCTCTTCTGTGTTATCTCTCCACCTCTTTCTCAGATATCCAAAGTTAGTGAGAGTAGCTTGAATAGTACCAAGCAATGTGGCTACCCGTACTTTACGTGCCAAAGTATTTTTATCATCGTATGGTCTGCACACAACCTCTGTTAAGTTACAGAACTGATTAGGTCGTAGTATAATTTCTGAGCAAGGATTAGTTCCAAAGTCGATGTCAGATATCCTACGTCCATTCTGTGCTGCCTTCTCTTGTGCGGACTTACGATTGAAGATACCACGTTCACCACTCTTGCTCTCGTATAAAGACTGCCACTCATTCATGAAGACACCAGTATCAGGACGATCTGTATAGACGGCAGAGTTATTAGCCAAAGCCCTCTCTGGATTTGTTACGTGCCATGCACCAGACTTGGCCGACCTCATACGATCATCTGATAGATTAGATAAAGATATAAGAGCTGATCTACGTACACCACCAACAACTACAACCTCTCCAATCTTACATACGATGTCATGACATTCGATAGAGCTTAACTTCCTGCCTCTGCTCTCCTCAAACTTACGTATGGTAAAGTCAAACAAGTCAACCAATGGTTGTGGTCCACTGGCTCTACCACCAAAGGTTTTTAATCTTGATCCAGCAGGACGTATCTTACTAACGTCTATCTTGGGAATACGATTCGTATAAAGATAAGATACTAAATCTTTTAATGCTCTGGCCCATCCTTCTTTGGAATCAGCTATGCTTATTACGTCATCTGTTCTTTCAAATTCTATATCAGGTATAGTCGGAAGTTGGTTAACGTACTGTCGTTCAACAGAAAATCCTACTCCTGTACCATTCATAAGTATGTAGAGTATCTCATCAAAAGATTTAGGATTATCTATAGGTATGTAAGAGCAGTTATATCCAGCTATGTTCTCTCGTTCCAAGGCTGGACCAGCAGCCATCAAAGATCTCATGCTTGGCATTACCTCAAGAGATAGGATGGAGTTCGTGATCATATTCCAATCCTTGTGATCAAGCTGATTCTTAACACCAAGATTATGCTCCACATGATTACGGAAGAAATCTATTAATCTGATTACAGTTTCATGCCACGTTTCTCTACGTCCCTCCTCTTCTATCCATCTTGAATATCGGGATAGATATATAAAGGATTGATATTCAGTTGGCAGGTGCATTTATTTTATCCCCATATCTAAGTTCTAATATCATTTGTGCATAATGGATTACCTTCTTAATATCCTTCGCACCTTCTCCCTTTGTTCTATGTCGGGTCACGTACTTTACTATATTACCTTCAAGAAAATCAAGTTCATTTGCATAAATATATTCAACAGGTTGTATTTGTAGTTTCTTATAATGATCTCCACCTACTTGATAGTCTCGTATCGACATCATATACTCCTATTTATTCTCTGATAATACTTGATATATTCTATATCTAAAATTTTTATTTTGTTTTGAATTGATAACTTCATATGCAAATCCTCGTACAGAATTACAATCTATATTAGCACTGTCACATATAAATTCAAAGTTTTCACAAGTAACTCCAACGCTACAAAAGAACCAAGCCTTTGCTTTATCTTTAGCTATAATATTTGTTTTGTTTGTGGCATCTAATAAAGCCTGTAGAATAACAGCCAAATATAATCTACGTTCAGGAACTTCTCTATCGAACTGAACTATAGGATCTATAAATAATTCTTCATTTTTTTTTGGCTTGTACATTTTTTTTTATATATCTTCCCGTTACAGGATCTCTTTTATGATTACGAGCAGCTTTCTTTAAAGACCTAGATATTTTCTTTTGAAATTCAGGATCTTTAGCTCTTCTTTTATTAGACTCACTTACTATCTTTCTGTGTTTAGGATCTGTAAGTCTTTTAGAATGAATCTTAGACATTTTCTTTCTATATTCAGGATCTTCATAGCTCTCAACAGGACGATAGAACTTACCACCTACTCTTGAATTATAGTAAGCTGGTTCGTCTGTTCCTTCAAGAGTGGAGGAAAGAACATTGAATTTCATTTGATAGTATAGCTCATAGTATCGTAGGCTACGTCTATTTTTGTATTCAGCTATGATCTCAAATTTAAAATGTTCTTTCCCCATCTTCTCAATATCTTTCAGTAACCATTTAGAAGAACCCATATATGTTTTCCAATTGGATTCTGTTTCTTTCATCTTACGATACATCAGATATTGTTTACAACCTATATATCCCTTTCCATTTTTAAGATTGGTTATTAAGTAAACGAACCCAAATTTATTAAGGTCGGGTGTAAATATTTCCTCCTTTCTATATATTATCCAGTGATGATCTACCAATGAGTAATCTCTGGTACATCAGGAACCTTGGAAACTTTCGTTAAATATCTGTACCCTCTGGCATAGTTGAATACACGCAACCCATGTCCATCGTTAGCATCCTTCCAACATTCTCTTTTATGATTACAATATATACAAGATGTACCTAGCCTCTTGTTTCCTGAAGCACCTTCTTTGACATCACTATAACATTTAGCTGGAGGGGTTTTAGATTTTACCATAGATTTCAAATGCTTAACCCTGTCTCCGGCATTAATCATTTCTAATGAGTGTACAGGAGATAAACATATCTCACCACTCTGCTTATTGATCGCCAAGAAAGCAGCTTCATCCACACCATTACCTTCAGCATAGGCTGATATCTGTGCTATATAACCAAAGGGATCATCTTTAACTAAATCTCCTTTCGCAAACTTTTCAAACCCTCTTGGAGATGTGGACTTACAATCAACAAGAACATCATCTATCATACAATCCTGATGTCCCTTAACTCCCTCTACATTTAATTCTTTCTGCGTATCAGAAACTTTATGTCCTGCTAATCTGGATAAAGCTATAAGCAACTCCTCCAGAATATGCCCATATAAAAACTTGATACGAGTGGAAGAAGATATAGGATCTCCGTTCTGTTTTCTATTTACATCATACCACATTTGTCTGTCTGGTCTTCCAATGGCAGATAATCTTAAATTGTTTCTACCTTTACCTTGCTCCTCATACAAGGCCGCTCTGAGATGTTCTTTAATGTTATCACCAAACTCATCTATACATTCAAATATTTCTTCTTCACTTAAATTAAGTGGTGCATCTTCAAACAGATTATATATATCTTTGACTAATGTATCTATAGTTTTCATATAAAAATAGGGGAGAGTCCCCAAAAGAAAACTCTCCCCTCTCCCTTATTAAGAAGCAAAGGGGATTTCATCATCCCCTTCGGCACTGGTAAATCCACCATCAACTACATCAAAAGCCTCGTCAGCTTCTGTATTATAAGGAATAAGATTAACCACCTGAACTGCTCGCAGGTCAGCACTCACTCCAGCACGGCCCTTGAACTCCCATTCATAGGTGGTGTAATGAACATTAACTTCGGAACCATTCCCAATAAGGGTTTGACTCATAGTTCTTTTCTGACCATCAACGAGGTCAGGA